AATGTTACTTGGTCGCCACATTTTAATTACTTGTCAAATAGGTTTAATAAGTTTAAAATTAGGAAATTAACAACTGATCGTCATCTGAAAGAAGAGTCAATAAAATTTTTGACAAAAATTAGTTCTGGTAAATTTATTAAAGAGGAAAAAGTTTTAAGGGTATTGACTCGTAAAATAGGTAGATACCCAATGCATAGGCTCATTAGACGGGGGCACTGTATTTTAAAACAGTTTAGATGGGGTTCTAGAAAAGAATGGTGTGAACATTATAAGATAAAGAAGACATCTAGGATCGTTGGGGTTACACCTGATTATGTTGGCTTCCAGCCTTCAAAACCACTGGTGTTTAATAATTACTTTATCGCTTTTTATAACTCTGTTCTATCTAAAGATGTGTCATTCATGTCTGATGAATTTGTAAACGAGATTTATTCAAGTATAACAGATTCTAGGATAGTTTACACGGGTGGTTATGACACATGCCATGATCATTTATCATCATCATTAGATGATGATAACCCTATCCAGATGAATCCACGCGATTATTTTAAATTTATAAGGGATAATAACATCTCAGATTGGTTCAAATCACCTGCTGTTTCTTTTTATGACCCTAATGAGTTGTTGTACTCTATTAGAATTAATGAGAATGCAAATCCTGGTCATTATACTTCTAGGTTGATTGGACCTACTAAAATGCAAACAACTGCATCATCAAGAGCTGCAGCGTTAAAACTTTATAATTTTTTAAAGAAACGTACGATTAAAAATACATACCTATGGACTGTCGGGAAGCGAGAGAAAGATATTAAATTGGCGTCTGGGGAAGGTGATGTTTCTACAAGGACCGTTCTTTTTTGTGAAGATGTAATGACAACTCTGTTGATGTGGTTCTCACAAAAGTTATACTGTGCTTTGGATTCTTATAGTGACTCTTTATTCAAAATTTCTGGTGAATTCTCATTTCAGAAAGCTAGGGAGGCATTTGATGATGAAGAAAAGTATGATTTTAAATTGGATGCTGACTGGAGTTTTTTCGATTCGACACAGGACAGTGGTTACATTGAGACTGCATTACATTTGCTTTTATCTAGCCTGCCAGATGACGAACTTCATCACCGCATTAGGTATTTAATAATTTCATCGAATATAACGAAGTATATAGTAATGCCTCCAGGTATTGTTGTTGAGGCTAATAGAGGTAATGCGAGCGGTCACCCATTTACTACTTTGCTGAATTGTTATGTCAATTTGATATATTGGTCTCAACTCGCATATGATATATATGGTGAAGGTTTCTCAGATAAAATAAGAGTTAGAGTATATGGAGATGATGCAATAGTATATTTTAAAAAATCTGATAATTTATTTAAATTAGATGATTTTGTTAAGAAGAGAGGTTTTAAATCTGATCCATTAGTTGAAAAACTGACACCGACACTTAATAACTTCAGTCTATCTGAACAACCAGATTTTTTAAAAAGAAGGTTAAGTAGGACTGGGTTGACGTGGAACTTTAAGAAAGTGTTTGATAAGCTATTCTATCAGTCTAAAAATAGAACACTTGATGAACAGATACTGTTGTTGAGATCGTACATAGAAACATCCGAATATAATGAGGACCTGTATAACTTTTCTAAGCGGTTTTGTAAATATGTTAGGTCAACTTTTTATAGAAAAAGTTTTGATGATACTGTGTTATGCAGTTTTGAAAACATACTTAATGTTGACCTTATAAAAGAGAAGAATGTAAGATTTACCTTCTGTTGTGATCTCAGACAGTCTAATTCATATTTTACTAAGATTGTGGAAATCTACAATTGGTCATTAAATATATTCAACCCAATTAAAGACGACGGTTTCTTTAAGAGGTTTATTGGATCAAATGAACAAAGATGTGATTTATTATATTATCTAGGTTTTAATAAAAAATGGATTAAAGGTGATAATGAGATTTATGAAGTAGGAAGGGAGAAGATACAGATTTTTAACTTTGACTCCGACTATTTAAATGGAGTACGTAATTACATGCGTTCTGTTGAAAAAGGTTATGTTTCTTATTTTAAGAAAAGGGGCGTTACTTATGAGTTAGTGAAGTAATTTTCTATTATAAAACTATCTATATATAATGCTTGTGGGGG